TTACATTTACTAGCACACCAGTAGGACCTATCACATTAACAGGAGGAACAGATGCAATTACAGGATTACCATTTGAAGGAGAATTAATTGGATACCCAGAATATAAAACAATCTCTCCAATCACAACATTTGCTCACTACCTAAAAGAAGCATCTGCTGAAGATGAAAGAACTCCAACTTTAACAATCGATGAAGCAGTAACAAAAACATTTGTTAGCTCATCTGATTATTTTGGTATCGATTTACCAATTGAAAATAAAGATATTATTCTTCAAAAAGATTATGTTGGAGAAGCTATTGCAAATAACAACAAGGTAGGAATATCTGCACAAGCAATTACAACCCAAATAGAATCTATTACCGAAACAGTAGGTGTAGCATTAGATGGATCAGTTATTGCTACTAAATCTAGAGATAAAGGTGACACCATCCCTCAGTTCTCACCAACAAATCGTAAACGAACAGCGTATGCTGCATTAGGAAGACAAGTATTAGGACGAGGAAGAATCTTACTAACGGATATTACACGTGAGGTTGTTTTCTTTAATCCACTAAATAATAGAATTGAAAAGGGAGGAGTAGAATTTGAAAATAACACTGCTTTAAGCACTCAACTTACTGCAACAATCCGTGAGTTAACAGAGTTAGCTAAACAAGAACAATACACAAATAATTATCTTACAACAAGAATTCAAGCTGTTAACAGAGCACAAAAAACTACTATTAAAGACGAAACAAGAAATGCTGTTGAAAATAGAGGATCATTTTCAAATATAAACACTGTATCAACATCGAGAGAAGTTGAAGATGCTTTAAAACAAATTGAAAAAGATAAAGCTAACGAAACAGCACCAGTATTAGATGGAACACCACAGCCAATTGTAAGACCTGCGTTTTGGCAAGCTAAAAAAAATAAATTTGGAAACGAATCAGTTGTACAATTAAATTTAATTGTCGACAAAACATATTATTATTTTGGTGTAGCAAAAGATTTACCAATTTTAATGCGAGCTATACTACCCAAAGAACCAGGTGGAGAGACTACATACTCTGGAGCAGAATTCCCATACGCTTTATCAACTGAGCTTACTGGTATCACATTAGATGCACCTTGTGAAATAAGAACCTCATCTACAGATGAAGAGACTGGCATCATAACAAACACCACTTACACCTTTAGACCATTTGTTTCTAGCAAGGGCGAAGAGTATCCCAATGTAGGTCTACGATTATCAGATATTAAAGTTGTTCAAGAAAAACCTAAACCAGTAAACCATATTACAGATTCTGGAACTTATACAGCATCATTTATAACTGATAAAGGTGGATCAAGCGGTAAAATGAAATCAGAGGTTGTAAAAGGTTTGAATGGAAATAGATTAGATATTTTAGTGTTTGAGACTGTAGGTTATAAACTTGTACCAACAAAAGTTCTAGGAGAGTTTAATCTAAACTCCGTCAATTCTAAAGAAGGAACAGAAACAATATTAGCAACTGGAATAAAATTTAATAGTGAAAACACAGCAACATTCTCATACACAAGAAACGATGGACCTGCTGGAGAAGAAAAAGTAACTTGGACAATATCATATGAAGCAGACAGTGGTGGTAGTGGAGTAACTCACATAGTATCTGCATACGAATTGGGAGGCTACTCTTACAGTATGGCACTGGAACCTATCGGGAAAGCTTTACCTTCATCAACAATGACCAAAAACAACGGAGTGAAAGGAACAGGAAATTTCCTCACTTTATCATCATACACTATCACCCCCGGTGTGGCACTAAACAATATAAGATTATCAGCATCACCCGGCGGTTTTACATTACAAGGCGGAGAATCGGGAGATGATGCAATAATACAAGGTACCCCCACAAGCACTTTTAATTCAGATAATGTTTGGCAAGCAACGGGTGTTGCTTTAAGTGAAGGCGGAAAAACATATACAATTACAATAACATATACTGTGTAGATAATTTGGATATTCGCATTAAGTTATCTATAATATAAAGAAAGGTTATAAATATGGCAACTAGAAAACTGGATAAAGAACATTTAGAACAAATTCAAACTCTGCAACAGGGTTATGCAGACAACGCAAACATACTTGGGAACATTGCAATAGAGCGACACGCTTTAAAAATGAGACTTGATCAAGTTGAAGCAGAAGAGCATGATAAATTGCAACAAATTGAAACGTTAAAACAACAAGAATCTGAACTAATAGTTAAACTGCGAGAACGATACGGAGAAGGCGAAATCAACATTCAAGACGGAACTTTCACAGAAGTTGATGTTTGATACAAGTAGTACATATTTATAAGAAAATAATTATAGGAGTATCATAATGGCAGAAAGAATTGTCTCGCCCGGAGTATTTACGAATGAAGTAGATCAATCGTTTTTAGCTGGCGGTGTTGCACAGATAGGTGCAGCGGTAATAGGACCAACAGTAAAAGGCCCAGCACTAGTACCAACCCAAATCACATCATATGGTGAATTTGAACAAATATTTGGATCGTATACTGACGATTCTTATGTTCCATTTGTAGTCAATGACTATCTACGAAATGGCAATGTAATAACAGTAACTCGTCTTTTGTATGAAGATGGATATAATCTACAAAATGGAGCATTAGCAGTAATTGCAACATCGGGTTCGGGAGCTGGAGAAGTTACTACAGTAACACACGTGCTTCATCCAACCCAAGCAGTATTGGGCGCAGGAAATGTTGTCGATGCCGCTTACTTCGAAGATTCAGTTATTGGCAATGATGAATCAGGTTCGTTTGAAATTAAAATATCTGGATCATTTACAACAGATACATCAATTCCAGGATTTAGTGGAGCATTTTTAGTTGCAGAAGGAACGTCAATATCTTCATCCATAAAATCATCAGACAATGGCTATATAACTAAAATATTTGGTAGATCTCCTAAATCGGTAGATTATCCGGTATATGTTCAATATGAAAATAAAGCAGCTTCAACGTTGTTTAATAATATGGCCGATGTAACAGTTACATTAGGATCAGCATCAAATTATCAATTTACACAAGATTATCAAACTGCAGCAACACCTTGGATTACATCACAAACAATTAGTGGTACTGCTAAAAACTTGATTAAATTTCATACATTATCACATGGTACGTCTGTAAATGAAGAAGTTAAAATTGGTATTAGAGATGTAAGACCTGCCTCTGAAGTTTCCGATCCAAATGGATTTGGGACATTTGCTGTCGAAGTAAGAAGAGTTAATACTAATAATATATCAAATTCACCATATTCATCGGAAGACACAGATCGTTCTCCAGATATCGTAGAATCATTTACCAATCTTAATTTAGATCCTAACTCTCCAAGATATATATCACGCGTAATAGGAGACCGATATAGTACTGTAACTGACTCAGGTGACGTTGTAGTAAATGGAGATTATCCTAACTTGTCTAAATTTATACGAGTTGAAGTAGATTTAGGAGTATCGGCAGCTACAAATGATGAAATATTAATTCCATTTGGATTCCGAGCTTTAAATTCATCGGTACCAATGTTTAATGCATCACAAAATTTAACTGCAGTATCATATAAAACATCACAAGTACAAACAACATATAATAGTAGAAATTATTTAGGATTTGATTATACTAACTTAAATAACTTGAATTATTTATCTCCATTACCTACTAGCGGATCTAATACAGGGAGTAACTCAGACTTTTATTTAGGCGATGTAAACCAAGATGCAGATGCAGCATTTCCTTCAATAACAAGTGCATATAGTGGATCACTACAAAGTGCATTGACAGCTGGAACATTTACTACTAATGTATCTATTAATACTAGAAAATTTATGGTACCAATGCAAGGTGGCTTCGATGGAGCTCGTCCTAATTTACCAAAATTGTCTGGAACTAATTTAAAAAGTACCAATGCATTTGGATTTGATTGTAGCGGAACAAGCACAGCAGGTACCAAAGCATATAATAAAGCATTTACATTATTAGGTAATACTGATTATTATGATATGAACATGTTGATTACACCAGGTATCATTGATAGTTTACATCCTTTAGTAACTAGTGCAGCTAGAAATTTAGTAGAAGACAGACAAGATACATTTTATGTAATGGATAGTAATGCGTTAACTGACAATATAGATACAGTAGTTCAACAAGTAACTACTATTGATAGCAATTATACATCAACATATTGGCCATGGGTTAGAGTTGTTAATCCTACTAAAAATGTTCCAATTTGGGTACCACCATCAGTTACTATACCAGGCGTATTAGCATTTAACGATGCAGTTACGGCACCATGGTATGCACCAGCTGGATTAAATAGAGGCGGACTAACAAGTGTAGTAGGAGTATATAAAAATCTAAGTCAATCAAATCGAGATACATTATACGAATCACGAGTAAACCCTATAGCAAACTTCCCTAATGAGGGTATTGTTGTTTGGGGGCAAAAGACATTACAATCTCGTCCAAGTGCATTAGATAGAGTAAACGTACGACGATTACTTATCACAGTTAAAAAGTTTATCGCATCGTCTACTAGGTACCTAGTATTTGAACAAAACAATTCAGCAACTAGAACCAGATTCTTAAACATTGTTAATCCATATCTGCAACAAGTAAGTGCAGAACAAGGGTTATCAGCATTTAGGGTTATAATGGATGAGACAAATAATACTCCAGATGTAATAGACCGAAATATTATGTATGGACAGATATTTTTGCAACCAACAAGAACAGCAGAGTTTATTATATTAGACTTTAATATTCAACCAACTGGAGCAAGTTTCCCAGAATAGAATTAACTTATTATGAAAAGGTAGGGTTTAGGCTCTACCTTTTTTACTGTTAGCAATATTTATATTAAAATAACAAGGAAACGATATGGCATTGATAGATAGTGTAAACACCGCTAACCCCGGTACATCATTCGAGGACTATGGATTAGATAGTAATTATTGGAAACAGGCGTATAGCTGGGAACCAAAAAAGGCTCATCAATTTATTATGGAAATTGACGGAATACCAGCATTTTTAATAAAAACATCAGCTAAACCACAAATACAAAATGGAGAAGTTCCATTAGACCACATGAATGTAAAACGATATGTAAAAGGTAAGTCTGAATGGCAAGCAATAAGTGTTACATTATATGATCCTATTATACCATCAGCAACCCAAGCGGTAATGGATTGGGTTAGATTACATCATGAATCTGTTACAGGTAGAAATGGATATTCGTCAATGTATAAAAAGAATTTAACATTAAATCAACTTTCTCCATTAGGTGAAAAAGTTGAGCAGTGGGATTTAATTGGCGCATTTATTACAGATTCAAATTTTGGAAGTTTAGATTGGGGATCGGAAGACGTAATGATGGTTGAAATGAATCTTCGTTATGATTATGCAATATTCCAATTCTAATAGAATAAAAACAATATAATTAAAGTAGGAGTAATTTCCTACTTTTTTTATGTACATATATTTATAATAAAGTTATAATAAGGATAATATATGAGTAAAGTTACTGATCGTTTAGACAATAAACAAATCATCGAATTAGCAAAACAGCAATATGAGCAAAACAAAAAAACTAGCAAGTTTCCCGCAAACATAATAAATTTACCTAGTCAAGGCAATGTGTATGAAAAATCATCACCATTACGCAACGGCCAGATAGAAATGCGACACATGACTGCGTATGATGAAGATATACTTTCTAATTCTAGTTATATAAACGAAGGAGTTGTTTTTGATAAATTATTAGAAGCATTAATTATAACACCAGGAATCCACCCAAATGATTTTGTAGCGGGTGATAAAGAATGGGCAATAATATCTGCTAGAATTTTAGGATATGGTACTGAATATCCTGTACAGGTAACCGATACAAAAGACAATACGTTAATATCTGCTATACAAGATCTATCTAAATTAAAATCAAAACCATTTACTATAATTGACGATGGCAATGGATTATTTGATTATAAGATTACAACTACCGGAGATATAATTAAATTCAAATATTTATCTGTACGGGATATCGACACTCTAGACAATGACAAACTAAATTCTTCTTTTTTAAAGCATGTTATTTATCAAGTTAACGACATCACTTCACCTATAGAAATTGAAGAATACTTACAATATACTCTTCGTGCATCTGAAAGTAGAAAATTAAGAAAATATATTATGGATACAGCACCAGGTATAGATTATAATACAACTGCAGTGAGTGAAGATGGGAGCACTCACAATGCCGTGTTTCAATTTGACGCAGACCTTTTTTGGTTTTAAACCAGAACATCAAGTACAATTTCACAACCAACTTTTTGATTTATTATGGGCAGGAGAAGGCCGATGGTCATTTCAAGACATATACACAATGCCATTACGTATACGAAAATTATGGGTATCTAACATCAACCAAATGCGTACGCAAGAAACGGTTCTCATGGAGCAACAAGTAAATAAATCTAAATCAAAAATTTATAGACCTCCAACTAAAAGTAGTTAATGAATATTTATAATAAAGAATCATTGATGACGTTAACCTCACACATACTTATTCAGCAACTTAAGCGCCAGCCTAGAATTGGTGGCGGTATTGGTGACTTTAATAAAGAACTTGAGCAAATGAACAAAAAGTTCAAAGAAATGAGTGATTCAAGTATGGTTGTTAAGCTTAGCAATCAAATCGATTCTTTCAAAGGAACAATACCCAGTCTCAACATCCAAATGAAGAATATCAATGATGTTTTAACATCCCAATTGAAATCCTTTGAAATGTTGAGTGCAGGTATAGGCAGAGCACAAGCATACCAAGATCAATATAATAAATCTGTATTAGTAGCAGTAAAAAATCAAAATTTTCTTGAAGAATCAAACAAAGAGTTAAACAAGTCTTTTGGAATGAGTAGTAAAGGCGCTACAAAGTTTGCATATAATTTGCGAAAATTAACAATTGATGTAGAAGGTCAGACAAATAGTTTCAAACTAGGAAGTAAAAAATTATTTGAATATGCAAAAAATCTTAAAGAAATTACCGGTGGATTTATAGCTTCTAGTAAAGCATTAGGAAAAGACTTTGGTAAAGAATTAATAAAAACTCAAGGATATCTACAAAACAATATTGGATTATCTGCAGAAAGTGCAAATAGTTTTGAATTGTATGCAGCAGGTATCGGAAAAAGCGGAGCAGAAGCAGCAGGTGAAATTGAACAAATGTCTAGAGCTCTAGAAGGCTTTACTGGTATAGATGCAGTTCAACAGCAACAACAAATTATACAAGACATAGCTAGTATGGGAGCAGATCTTCAATTGCAATACGGCGGAGTTGGAAACAAATTAGAAGTAGCCACAATGAAAGCCAGATTATTAGGTACATCCATGGAAAAACTTCATGGTACTGGACAATCATTGTTAAATATAGAATCCAGTATTGGTAGTGAAATGGAATACCAACAACTAACCGGCCGTCGTTTATTAGACAATCAGGGTAAAAGTTTAACAAATGAATACCGAATGGCAACTATTAGTGGCGACTCTACTAAACAAGCAGAGTTAATGAATCAATTTATTGCTAGCGAAGGTGATACTCTAGAAAAGAATTTATTTGCAAGAAAGAAAGCAGCAGAGTTAATGGGAACTGACGAAGCAACATTAGCCAAAATGATTCAGAAAAGAAAGTTAATGACCAAGCTTGGGGCTGAAGACATAATGAATATGTCTGCAGATGAAGCTAAAACCGAAATAGAACGACTTCGTAAAGAAGCTGGTGATGATGAAGCTAAACTAAAAGATATAGATCAATTAATTGCAGCATCAGACACTAGAACAACAGCAGACAAAGCTAATGATTTTTTGCAAAGTATTGATTCAAAAATTTCAAATGCAGCTGTCAATGAAATGGGAGGAGCCAAAGCCGCCGCCGCTTCTGTTAGTATGGCTCAAGCAAATGCAAACACCAATTCCCTCGTTAAATTTGCAGAAAATGCATCTAAAACGTTTAGTGACCCACAATTTATAAAAGGAGTTGGATCATTAGGAATAATATCCGATCGGATAGCCGCCGCAACAACGCCAATATCAATGTTGGCAAAGGTACTGCCGAAATTCGTATCAGAGCCCTTAACGAAATTCACAAACAAGTTGACATCAATAACCAATATAATAGCGAAGCCAAAAGCATCGGAAGTTGCAGTGACTCCTATTGAGTCGGCCGCCGGTGGATATATAACAGGTGCAGGAACCAGTACATCAGACTCAATACCTGCCAGACTATCCGACGGTGAATACGTTATCAATGCCGCAGCGACACGTCGTAATAAACCATTGCTAGACAAAATTAACAATGGACCAATAAAAATGGCAAACGGAGGATCAGTTTCGTCAAACGCAAAAATGGAAATGCTTTTACAAAGAATGTTAACGGTAATGCAAGGAAGTGGAATAATGGGTGAATCTGCATTAAATGGAAGGAAACGTGTATAATGTCAAACATCAATGAAATATTAGGTCAAATACATCCTGGATTAAATGTATCTACTGTAACAAAATTTAGTGAGCTCCAATATGGCAAAACGGTTTTGCAAAATGCAGCGTCTACAATACAAGCAAAAACTACTAATATTACATTGGGAAACATAGCACAAAAAGCTGCTGGTTTTGGTGCTGCTGCTATAGGTAGTTTGTCTGGGATACCACAAGTATCTCAAATTGGTCAAAGCTTTATCGATGGAAGCGATAATTATTCAATACGATCCATGTATGCTGTAGCAGCACCAAATGCAATGCGACCATTTCCCGGCGTAGCAATACCAGATTTTCGAGCTAGAAAATTTTCCACGAATCAAGATGCTCAAGGCAATAAATTAGAAGATACAAATTTAGCAGGAGGATTATCGACTAAGCGTGTAGACGGAACAGCTGCAGCATTAAGAACATTGTTTGACACATCGGATGCTGGAAAACCAAAATCTGCAATTCGGTCCGGTCTTTATGCCGCTACATCAATATCACCAGCTGGTGCATATTCATTATTTAATTTACAAGCAACATATGGTTGGGGAGATCATGGAAACCCATATGCTTTACGCAATGACTTTACTGCTCAAAGTCATGTAGCCACTCAATGGAAAACTCGTGATCTTCGAAATAATGATAATGGTGAATGGATACCAACACGTAATGTGTTATCTAAAATAACTCCATTCCGAGGTGATAAAGTCAATGTTATAGATTTTAGTCAACGATCGTTGAAAAATGCATATCGTTGGTTACCAAAGCCTAAAATATTTGGCGATCTAGACATATTAAACAAAGCTGGGATAACCGCAGATTTTATTAAATTTTTCTTTACTGGCCCTAAACTTCATGCTGGATTAAATAATTCAGACGAAGAAGATGATATAATTGTATTTAGAGCAACCATCAATAGTCTGTCAGACAGTTTTAATGCCAGTTGGACAGATGTTAATTTAATCGGCCGGGGTGATACTAACTATCAATATGGTGGATTTAGTCGAGATTTAAGTTTAGATTTTACGGTATATGCAACAGACAGAGATGAAGTTAAACCCATATGGCGAAAATTAAACGCCCTAGCTGGTTATACAGCCCCGGAATATACAGACGATAATATAGCGATGGTCGGCCCATGGATGCGTTTAACTATAGGAGATTTATTCAATCAACAGCCTGTGATTTTAAAAAGTGTAGGATATACATTAGCTAATGCAGATACACCATGGGAAATTAACATTGAAAAAGATCCACAAATGATGCAAACGCCTCATAAAATTGATATTAATTTAACAATAACACCAATTACCGATTGGTTACCACAAAAAGGCGGAAAATTCTATTCATTGGCAAAACGACATGGTGACAATGGATTACCATTACCAGGTAATGATAATTGGTTAAGTAAAACTAAAAATAACAAACCATTAACACTAGAAGAATTAAATGCGTTAGCAGTAGGAAACACTTCAGGCGATTCAACTGCTGCCGGCAATACTGCTGATTCGTCGGGTCCTGCAGGAAACATAAACAACTAATAGAGGAAAATAATTATGAGTAGATATGCAACAACAGATATAATTAAAGATAAAACTGGTAAACGCAAACGAGCTACTACTATATTTCCAACTATTGAAATCAGTGACGCTGATACATTTATAATTACAACATCAATTGATCGATTAGACAGATTAGCAAATTCATTTTATCAAGACGTTTCATTATGGTGGGTTATTGCAGCTGCAAATGGACTAGGCAAAGGAACCATGATAGTCCCATCTAATACTAAATTAAGAATACCAGGAAAAACAAAATTTTTAGATAAAATTATACAAATAAATAGAACTAGATGAGTGATATATTTTATACCGAAGTTGACAAAAATCTACAAACAGAACTTCTAGCACGTGCGGCAGCTGGGAAAAGAAATCGAACAACTAAAGATATTAATTTTATGGTTGGTAAAATTGCAAATGTGCAAATTACACCATATCATGTAGATGTAACAAGCAGCAATGACAATAAAACACAAGTTATAACTAGTAAAACAATTATTCCATCAGCTATATTAGGAGGTAAAACAACTAGAACTACTGAATTTTTACCAACAGGCCCCCGGGGCTATTTAGGAGACCGTAAATATGAAATACGAGATGAACGAGGAGATTCTATAGAAACAACCGATGCATCCGATACATCAAAAAGAATACCTCCATATCTAACTGGTGTAGAAGTACAAATTGGAGATGATTCAATGGGTATTATGCAAACATCTACTGTTAACGTTACAATTCCAAACCCCGGCAGAGATTTAGACTATTTTGAATCGATATATTTAAGACCTGGACGTAATATTCGATTAAAAATTGAGCATCCAGATAATGCAATCGTATCAGAAAATACTAATGGGTATTTAACTTCAGGGTCTATGCCATCTTCAGAAAAAATTAAAAGCTTGTATCCAGAAATAACACCCGCAGAAGAACGTAAATATTCATCAATGAGCTCATATATTTTTGATGGAGTTATAATTTCATTTACATTAGATTACCAATCTGATGCAAGTGTTGCGGTTAGTTTAACAATGCGTGGTACTAGTCAAGTATATACTGATTTATCAATGGCAATGACTGATACTGGGAAAAAAGACAAAGACGATGTACAAAAAACAAATATGATTGAATTTTTTGAAAAAATAGATAACGACGTAGAAACTCAACGAGCTTCATCTACTGGAAATACTTCAAATTCAAATATAGATTTAGGCATATATGTAAATACCACAGAAGATCGACAAAAAGACGTTAGTTATATATGGGGAGCTCCATTTACCGGTAGACCATTTAAAAAATATATATCATTAAAAGCATTAATCGAATTTTTAAATAAATATATTATTACAAAATCAACCCCAGTAGTTGGCGATGTATCTATTGTATTTGATCGAGATATAAATGTATGTAAATATTATGATCGTTTAGTATCAGCGGATCCAAACAATATATTTTTTCCTGGACAGGATAAATATGGAACTCGTACTTGGTATGGTACGCTTGAATCCACAAAACCAAAATTTACAGATGATAATGTAGCATATCCTACATTAATTTATGTTGCCATGGATTATATACAAACAGAATTAGATAGTATGATTAGTGCAGAAACATACACGGTCAATGAATTTTTAAAACGTATATCTACAAAAATTTATTCTTCTAGTGGTGGAGCATATCAATTGAGCTTAATAACACACCCAGAACAAAAAAATGCATTGTTATATTATGATAATAATAATGTAAAGCCATTTACTAATGTAGCACAGCCGTTTGCAATTCCAATGTTTGCAAATGATCCAATTGGAACTATTGTACGAGATTTTTCATTTAATGGAAAATTACCTAGTGATGCATCTAACTTGGCATACTCATTAAATCAAGATCCGGCTAATATAACCGAATCAGAAATAGCTCCATTTTTGTCATATATGTATTCTGCTACAACAGTTGAACGACAAGAAAATGGGAATGAAACAATAAAAAATCTTGGAAGTAAAAAACTACAACTTGAAGTTCAGAAAAAATATGAAGACCGACATAATCAATATGTTAATGAATTAACCGGCTCAATTGCAGCATATGGAAATGATATTGATGAAAATAATGCAATGAGTAGACTTAAAACAAGTTTAAAAAAATACATTCAATACCCATTACCAACATTAGAACAAACAAATCAACTAAAAGCTCCAGTAATACCATTTGATGCATCATTTACCATTGATGGTATTAATGGATTTAGATATGGTGACGTTGTAAAATTTAACGGATTACCAGCAAGATACACGCAAAATACTGTATTTAGCATTGTTAGTATATCACATAGTGTTACTACACAAGGAGAATGGACTACAAGTATACAATGTATAATGAGACCATCATTAGACTTTTAAAAACTAAACTTATGAGAATTAAATCTTTTTATAGCAGTAATGAAATAACAATAGATCTATATACTACTGGATCCGAATGGATGACGTCAGATAACAATGAATATATTGGACTATACCATAAATATACAACTGGAGAAGTATACACTCAGCCAAAATGGGATAAAAATAAATCTGTAAAATTAATTAAATATATAGAACTAAATCAAGACAGTAAAACATATAAAATAATTACAAATGTAAAATTAAATTATAGTTCGTTTAAAACACATAACGTGAATATTAATAAAGAAGATATAGATATTGGTTATATCAATCGATATATATTTAAAAAAATTAATGAAAATAAATTTTATGAAGTCGACAATGAAACACATGATATGTACAGTCAAAATAAAATAGATCCAAATATATATGTTGCAAAAAAGATTCAGTGGTATATTACAGGAGAAATATCAGACACGCAAAATGGATTAATTACTATACAAGGCGCAAGAAGTAAAAATATAGACACAATTAAACAAGCAGAATTAACCATGCCCAATTTATCTTTATATCTATCAAATCCATTGCAATATTATACTGATACAGATGTAATAATACCAACTGACATCAACGGATTGGATTCGTAAAAATTATTTACTATTATATGTTATATGATAGTGGACTATGAATCTGATGTTGCGACCTGCCTAAGTATAATAGCAGAAAACAAGACATTGTTAGTTCCTATCTATGCAAATCCAACTACCCACGAATCACAGCAAGATATTCACGCCATTTACATTTATTGTGAAGATGAAAGCGAATGGTTGATACCGATGGCTCATACAGAACAAATAAGGGGCTTTTCACAATATCTAAAACAGTTCCTGCAGTTAGGCAATATATTTATCCATGACAAGAAGCGGTGGCTTCAAACCGGTGGAAACGATGCCGTATGGGATGTAAAGACTTTGTGGTGGTATACATATAATGAAGCATATGATGAGTCACATTATCCAACACCAGCCCATGATTTTTATTGGCGTCGACTCAAATCATTACCACAAGTAAATGCAGTAATACCAATGCAGCAACATTTGGCTATGTGTCAGAAGATTAGACACTATGCATGGCCCATGATTGTCAATGCAAAACTTACTGATTCATATAAACAGTTCAACGAGTTGTATCCCAGAACATTTGCTGATATAGAACAAAATGGGTTAGCAGTTAACGGCACTTTTCGAATGCCAGAATTAGTTAACGGCAATCGAGTGTATTCCAGATACAACTATCATACCACAACGGGTCGACCAAGCAATGCATATGGTGGATTCAATTATGCGGCAATGAACAAAGAAGATGGAACTAGAGCGGCATTTGTAAGCAGACACACTGAAGGTGCTTTGGTTGAAATGGATTTTGACAGTTATCATGTTAGACTGATTGCTAAACTTATTGGATATGATTTGCCCGAAACTAGTATACACGACTATTTGGGCCGGTTCTATTTTGGTGTTGAAGAATTAACGCAACAACAAAGAGAAGAAAGTAAAAGCATAACGTTTAGACTTTTATATGGAGGCATAGACAAAGAGTTTTTAACTATTCCATTTTTTCAGCAAGTTCATGATTTTGTGTTTACACTTTGGGCTACATGGAAACGGGTCGGGTGTATAAAAACTCCTATAATAGGTCGTAGCATTTGCAAAGATCAAGTCACCAACATGACATCATATAAACTGTTTAACTATTATTTGCAAGCCACTGAAACAGAGGTGTCTGTTAAAAAATTAGCAGAACTACAAAAGTATCTGCAAGACCATGAAACATGTATAATATTGTATACATATGATTCTGTGCTATTCGATGTTCCTTTATCAGAAGCCAAAGGCATATTGCCACAAATAAAAAGCCGCATGGAAAAGGGTAATTTTCCGGTGAAATGTAAAGTTGGCGATATTTATGATAAAATGAGAACCATCACGTTATGAATATAGATTCTATAATTGCAGAATGGACATACCGACTAGAAAAAGGTTATCCAGACTGCCCCGAAGATTACATTGAGTTACGCAACGTTTTACGCGAACAAACTGATTTACCCAAACCCGTACAAGATGCAATTGTGCGCAGAGCAATGGGATTGGAAGAAGATATGGCGCCAGAGCCTAACAGTGTCAATGATACTGATTTTGCTACATTACTTAGTGATTTAACAAAAAAAAATGAAAAAGGTAGAAATATATCACAGCGAAGTGAAATAGAATTATTTGCAAAATATACTCAAAAACATTACAGTAATATTTTACCAAGCGGTATTCCTACATTTTTTAAAATTGAAAATTACAAAAATAACGTTAATGACGAAGGATACTATGTAGTTGGAGATAAAATCAGCAATAAGCCAGTACCTACTAAAGCAACGTTGTCAGGAATTCAAAAAGAATCTATTATATTTACTTATATGAATGGAACATTTACTTCAGCTGATATTACACATATAGAAAGGCAAGCAGCTGGATTAGACGGCGTACAGGATGATTTAGAATTTGAAGTAAAAACTACACAAGGCAGTGCGCAACCTAATTTAAATTTGCAAACTACAATGTATGCTGACAATCCTAATAAATTTTACATTGTAGCATTTGGAAACGATGTTTTAGATGTATATATAGTCTCTTCTGTATTGTTACGTAGACTAGCATTTGGAGAACAAATTCATAATGAATTGACAAAACAAAATATTGATACAACATTACGTAAACAAATACAAGATGGATTATCTACTTTTGATTTTGAAGAACATATTATAGCAGCATTAGTAACTGGCGATACGGGTGAATACAAAAAAAGTTTTAAGTTTGGTAACAATCTTTCTATAGATTTTAAAATTTTTATCAGATCCAACAGCTTTAGTAAAGGTCAAGCGAGTGATGGAGAAAATGATAATTTAACTGCAGAAGGATATGAGATTTGAAAACACAACTACTATGCACATTTGCACATCAATCAGATTTAAACATTGTAACTGATTACATACAACAAAGTTACACTATACCAGAACAACGAATATTTGTGTTTTCCAATGCAGAACAACAAGATCAATTGTATTGCACATACAATGCAGACAGCACAACACGCAGAGGACAAAACACCATAAGCATACATCGTAAAAAAGAAACCAACACCCTGTATACGGTCAATGCTCTCAACGCAATTATACGACGCGTTAACAACGGAGTGCTAGATAAATCATATCAAGTAGATTGGTCACACTATCAAAATTCATTTATACTAACAGACGACGACAGTTACCGTGTTGTTGAATTGATATTTTTCAAGAAGATTTCTTGGTAACCTGATATTTATTATATATAATAGGATAATAACATGATACGACTTAAAAATATATTGAGAGAAAACATGCATAGATTTGGAACTAAAAATCTAAGCGAAGCATATGATCTAGACTTGGATTTATATAATTTTTGGGAAAAAGTCCAAGATGATCCATACAATGAAGGTACTTTAATAGTTGCCGAAAAAGACGGTAAGTATTATTCCGCAACAGGAACATATGATTCGGGGGATGATGATGAATTAACTTATGTAAATGACATTGTAGCGATTAGTAAAGACGAGTATGAGTCGCTAATTAAACCATAAGCAAAAAGTAATAATATGATACGACTTAAAGATTTAATAACAGAACAAACATCCAAACGGCAATCCAAAGAACCTGCATTACAAAATGTAAAATTTGACTACAAAACAGATGTAGCTTCATTTACATATTATGGAAAGAAATACGTAATTGATTTTGGTGAGTATGATGCCATCGATGTAATAGACGATCATGGAAATGAAGGTCGAGATGTTTATTATATAGCACACGATCCTGATTCATTAGCTAAATTTTCAATTGATGCATACGAAGATTATAATGGTGAAAATACTAAAATGGATCCGGATACCATTGAAATGACTGATGCAGCAAGAATTCAAATATTTATCAATAGCATTGATGGTAGCACCAATTTCAATCAGGTTTGGTTACCATTCAAACCAGAAACATTGTTAACAAAAGACAGAGTCACTGATGGTATCCAAGAATTAATAGCAGATGCCGAGTCTACCAATCAAACGGATGACGACGGAAATCCTGCATATGATCAAACTAGATTAGAGAGTAGTGAATTTAAAGCAGATTGCGAAATACTAATACAAGACGGAACTACCATAGATTTAAAAATGATATTTGATGAAGACGGTAACATTGAAGATATGGAAATTGAAGATCCACAAGTAGCCAAACAGTATGGTATCGATGACCGAGAGATTGGTTACTATTTAAAAAGAAAAAACCCCGGTCAAGGATTTGATGAAGTACCTGGATTTTAATAAAAAGAATAACATGAAACTTAAACCATTACTCGAAGGATATGCTTGGGATCGTAAAGCTGGACAACCATTACCAACATTAAAAGATGTTCAAAAAATACACGAACAATCAGAACCAAATATTTCTCCGCGCGATTGGGAAGTAGTCGATGAATATGATGGCATTCAACTAGTTGTTGCGTCGGTAAACGGTAAATATTATAGTGCAGAGGCACAAAGACAACGGGGAGAAGTTGGTATATCTGCAGACACTGAAATATCTAATATAAAAGAAATTGATCAAGAAGAATATAAGAAAATGGGTGGTGATGATAGTTATACCAAAATGGATGCAAATCCAACGGGAGAACAATTAGCTGAAGATATTTACGATGCAATTAACAACATCAATAGCTCAATGACGTATCAAGATCTTGCATTTGCTGTTGCTAGGGTGCTTGAAGACAGTTATGGAACACATAATTATGATCGTTTCATTTCAGAATTAAAGAGCAACTTAGACAAAATGCGTGACTAAAAAAACAATAAAAAAATTAAACAATTACTTGGACTTAACGATTTAATTATCTAATATATAATTAATAAATAACATAAATTAATAACTTAACAAAAAAAGAGTACTTAAATGGGACTTAACTTAGACGCCATCAAGGCAAAACTTAACCAATTAAACAAAACCGACGATCGTCGTAACAACCTTTGGAAACCAGAAGCTGGACCAAAAACAAGAGTAAGAATTGTACCTTACGTTCACCGCAAAGACAATCCATTTCTAGAATTGTATTTTCATTATGACATTGCCAAAAGGTCAATGCTATCACCAGTATCATTTGGTAATGCAGACCCGGTAGTTGAATTTGCAGAAAAACTCAAGAAGACTGGAGACAAAGATGAGTGGCTGATGGGTCGTAAAATTGAACCTAAAATGAGAACTTATGTTCCTGTTATCGTTCGCGGTAAAGAAGCAGAAGGTGTCAAATTTTGGGGATTCGGTAAAACGATCTACACAGAATTACTTTCTATTGTGTCTGATCCAGACTATGGTGATATCACCGACTTAATGAATGGTCGTGACATTGACGTAGAGTTTATTCCTGCAGAAGGCGGAGGATATCCAAAGACTACAATTCGTGTTAAACCTAACACAACACCTGCAACCGAAGATAAAGGTATTGCAGAGAAGATTATGAATCAGCCTGTAATCACAGACATCTTTCCAGAACCAACTTATGAAGAGTTAGAAACGGCTCTTAAAGAGTGGATGAATCCGGAAGATGACAGTGCAGACGTTGATACATCATCTAACACCAAAACAGATACATCTGCAAAAACTGAGGAAAAAGCAGAAGCCAAAACCGAAGAAAAGCAAACAGATGTAGCATCAGCATTCAACGATTTATTTAACAAGTAGGAGTCTTTAAATGGCAAAGAAAAAAAGCAAAAGTAAGGACGAACTGGAAGATGCGTTAGCAAACACATTGGCCGAGAGTATAAACAAACAGTTTAAAGGTCAAGCGTTAAAGACAGCATTCTTTCTTGCAGGCGATGAAGATTCGCCAAGCAATGTTACTGAGTGGATATCGTCAGGATGTGATTCATTAGACATAGCAATATCTAATCGACCTAATGGAGGATTTCCTGTTGGTAGAATTACCGAAATAACAGGGTTAGAAGCGTCGGGTAAATCATTGCTAGCAGCACACACCTTGGCAGAAACACAAAAGAAAGGTGGACTTGCAGTGTATATAGACACAGAGTCCGCAACTAGTTCAGAATTCTTAACTGCAATCGGTGCCGATTTGAAGACTATGTTATATGTACCTCTTGAAACAATAGAAGAAATTTTTGAAACAATTGAAACTATTGTGGATGGGGTACGTAAATCAGACAAAGACAGATTGGTAACTATTGTAGTAGACTCTATAATGGGTGCATCTACAAAAATTGAGTTAGCAGCAGAATATGACAAAGATGGTTATGCAACCTCCAAATCAATTATTCTGTCTAAAGCAATGCGTAAGGTTACAAATTGGATTGCTCGAGAACGAATCTGTTTAATATTCACCAATCAACTCAGAGTTAAAATGGGCGTGTCATTTGGAGATCAGTGGACAACATCGGGTGGTAAGGCAATTCCTTTCCATGCATCTGTTAGACTGCGATTAAAAAATACCGGTCAGATTAAAGCAACAGTTAATGGTGCAGAACAAGTAGTGGGTAGCAAGACAAGCGTGCAGGTAGTTAAAAACCGTATGGGTCCACCACATCGTAAGATTGATTATGAAATCTATTATGATAGTGGTATTGACAATTTCGGTGGTTGGTTGAACCTAATGAAGAAATTCAAATTGGTTAAACAAGCAGGAGCATGGTACACATTGGAAGATGTAGATCATGAAACTGGAGAAGTCTTTGGAGAAATGAAATTCCAGAGCAAAGATTTTGTTAGTAAGGTAATGGAAAATCCTGAAGCAAAAGAACGGTTATACAAAAGAATCTGCGATGCTTATATCTTCAAATATCAGGCAGGTGTAGACGGAGGAATCGATGACGTTGTTATTGATGAAGAAGTAATTGATGAAGAAGGATAATGAATAAGTATCAACGATTATTTAAAGAGTTACAAAAAGAAAAGGAAACGAGCCCAAAGGATGCTAATGATCACATCATGGTATTTGACGGGCTCAATACCTTTATTCGAAGTTTTGGGGCAACACCGGCATACAATGAAGATGGTGACCATATAGGTGGTATAACTGGATTCTTGTATTCTATAGGTAAAACTGTCAGAGACTTTAAACCAAGCAGATGTGTTATTGCATTTGATGGACGTGGCGGTAACGCTAAAAGAAGAAAAATTTATAAAGGTTACAAGGCAAATCGAGCCAATAAGACCAAACTGCGAAGATTTGATCATCATGAAACAAGCATAGAAGATGAGCAAGAATCAATGCGTAAACAGTTTAGTCGGTTGGTTTCATATTTAGACAACTTGCCTGTAACTTTTTTGGCTATGGATGGAATAGAAGCAGATGACACTATTGCATATATAGCACAAATGTACACAGAAACATGTAAGAAGATTACAATTGTTTCAACCGATAGAGATTTCTATCAACTAGTAGATGACCGTATTCAAGTGTGGTCTCCTATCAAAAAGAAAATGTATGACACCCAAGCAATCATAGATGAGTTTGGCGTACATCCTAGCAACATGGTTTTATATAGATCGTTTACTGGTGATAAGTCAGACAATATACCAGGCGTAGCAGGAATAGGTCCAAAGACGATATTGAAACTTATTCCAGAAATTGCAAATCAGCGTCAAGTTACATTAGATGAGCTATTTGAAAAAAGCAACACTCTTCTAACTGAAACTAAACAATATCAGAAAATTTTAGATCATCGAGAAACTCTTGAAAAGAATTGGCAACTCATGGACATAAAACTTTTGGATATATCTGCAAATGTATCTTCTAAAATACGAGGCATAATGGATCAATCTGTATCTGGATTGAATCGTGCTGAATTTCAAAGATTGTTTTATGAAGACAAGATGTGGGCAGTAATGAAGAATCTTCCAGATTGGTTGACTCGTACCTGGCTGTCTTTAGATGCATTTGCAAAACAAACACAGAAATGATTTGATTTTATTTTAATTTTTATTATTATCTAATATGACAGATAAATTAAGTGAATATGGTTGGAGCTTCCAAGTAAAAGTTTTAGCCGCAATGTTTACGGACAGAATATTTTTACAACAAATAACTGATATTATACAAGCAGACTATTTTGAGTCAGATGCTAATAGTTGGCTGTTAGACGTTATATTGGATCATTTCCGAGAATATAAAGCTCCTCCCTCAAAAGACGTATTAAAAGTTAAAGTTACTGGCATAGAGAATGATGTGCTTAAGACCGCCATATTAGAACAATTAAAGGAAGTTTTTCGTTACATGGAATCAGACGACCTTAAATTTGTTAAAGACGAAATACTCAAATTTTGCAAGAATCAAGAGATTAAAAGAGCTATAATGGATAGTGTCGGATTACTCAAGATGGGTAGTTACGATGAAATTAAAAGCATTATGGATAGTGCTATGAAAGCTGGTGCTGACACTGATATAGGATTAGAATACAAAGACAATGTAGCCGTTCGTTATGATGAAGCTGCACGGCATACAATGACAACTGGTTGGGATGTTATTGACGATTTAATGGATGGTGGACTTGCACCAGGAGAATTAGGAGTAGTAATGGCTCCTGCTGGTATTGGTAAGTCTTGGTTGCTTATCAATATAGGAGCAAATGCTGTAAAAGCTGGCAAAACTGTTATTCATTATACATTGGAACTAAATGAAAACTATGTAGGTCAACGATATGATTCTGTGGTAACTGGTATTAATGCACAGAACTTGAAAAACTATCAGGAAGACATACAAGAAAAAATGGACACGTTGAAAGGTGAGTTAATTATAAAACACTATCCGACTAAATCTATAGGAGTAATGGGTATCAAGGCTCACATAGAAAAAACCATTATGTTAGGAAATAGTCCAGATCTTGTTATTATAGATTATGGTGATCTTTTAAAGGTAAACACTAAAAAAGATAAACATGAAGCATTAGAAGAATTATATGAAGAAATGCGTGGTATGGCTGGCGAATATGAAATACCAGTTTGGACAGCATCACAAGCAGGTAGATCTGCATTAGAAGAAGATGTTATTGAAGCAGACAAAATTGCATCGTCATATGGTAAAGTAATGGTAGCAGACTTTTTAATGTCACTTTCCAGAAAAGTAGAAGATAAAATGTCAGGAACTGGTCGTGGTCATGTAATTAAAAATCGGTTCGGTCCAGATGGTATAACACTACCATGTAAAATAAACACAAACAATGGTCAGTTTCAATTTTTTGAACCACAAACTGCACAAGGAAAGCAAACTACACAAGTTATGAAAACAGGAGAAAATATGGTGAAAAAAAATCTTGCGCAAAAGTTTAAAGATCTAGGTGGAACGTTAGGATAGTGTCATATTTATATAAGCAAAACGCCCGACATTAAGTTGGGCTTTTTTCATCTAATAAAAATTCGTTAATAAAAAACAAGGAGATTACAACCAATGGAGATTTCAAACAAAATTTTGAGTGATATCACAGTATACATGAAGTATGCAAAGTATAGCCCAGACCTCGAGCGACGCGAGACTTGGGATGAATTAGTAGACCGTAACCGAGATATGCACATAGAACGATATCCTAAACTACGCAAAGAAATAATGGAAGCATATGAATATGTTTATGCCAAAAAAGTATTGCCTTCAATGCGTTCATTGCAATTTGGTGGTAAACCTATAGAAATCTCCCCTAACCGAATTTATAACTGTGCATATCTTCCAATTGACGATTACAGAGCTTTTGGCGAAACAATGTTTTTATTATTAGGTGGTACTGGCGTTGGTTATTCTGTGCAAAAACATCATGTCGAAAAATTACCAGAAATTAGAAAACCAAATTTAGACAGAACAAGAAGATTTTTAATTGCAGACTCAATTGAAGGATGGGCAGACGCAGTTAAAGCTCTTGTAAAAAGTTATTTTCAAGGAACATCAAAATTAAAATTTGACTTTTCGGATATTAGACCAAAAGGCGCAAGACTAGTAACGTCAGGAGGTAAAGCCCCCGGACCACAACCATTAAAAGAATGCTTAATTAAAGTACAAGGAATATTAGATGCTAAACATGACGGCGAAAGCTTATCACCAATTGAAGTACATGACATGGTTTGTCATATTGCAGATGCTGTCTTGGCAGGAGGTATTAGGCGTGCAGCACTTATTAGTTTGTTTAGTGCCGACGATGAGGATATGATTGCATGTAAGTCTGGGAATTGGTGGGAAACAAATCCACAGCGCGGCAGAGCCAATAACTCAGCAGCATTAATGCGACACAAATTAACCAAATCATTCTTTATGAATCTTTGGAAACGAGTAGAATTGTCAGGTGCTGGAGAACCAGGTATATATTTAACAAATGACAAAGATTGGGGAACTAATCCATGTTGTGAAATTGCATTACGTCCTTTTCAGTTCTGCAACTTATGTGAAGTTAATGCATCTGACATTGAATCGCAACAAGATTTTGAAGACCGAGTAAAAGCCGCAGCATTTATAGGTACACTGCAAGCTGGGTATACAGAATTCCATTATTTAAGACCAATTTGGCAAAGAACCACCGAAAAAGATGCGTTAATTGGGGTATCGATGACAGGCATTGGCTCAGGTACAGTATTAGGCTATGATATGACTGCAGCTGCTGAAATTGTTAAAACAGAAAATTCAAGAGTAGCAAAAATATTAGGTATTAATGAAAGTGCTAGAACAACAACGGTTAAACCAGCTGGAACAACATCGTTGGCATTAGGTACAAGTTCTGGTATCCACGCATGGCACAATGATTATTATATCAGACGGGTAAGAGTTGGTAAAAATGAAGCAATATATACGTATTTAGCAACCAATCATCCAGAGCTTATTGAAGATGAATATTTTCGTCCACATGACACTGCAGTTATCAGTATTCCACAAAAAGCACCAAAAGGTGCAATTATGAGAACTGAATCTCCATTTGCATTATTAGACAGAATTAAGAAAGTACATTTAGACTGGGTTAAGCCGGGTCATCGTACAGGTAACAACACACACAATGTATCGGCAACAGTTTCACTTAAAGCTGAGGAATGGGATATAGCAGGAGATTGGATGTGGCAAAACCGACAACATTATAATGGATTATCAGTATTACCATATGACGGAGGAACATATGTTCAAGCTCCATTTGAAGATTGCACTGAATCAACATACAACGAAATGATGTTGACACTTAAAGATATAGATTTGTCTAAAATCGTAGAATTATCAGACGATACAGATTTATCAGGAGAATTAGCGTGTGCTGGTGGCGCTTGTGAAATTACATAACCAGAAATTAATTAATTTTATTAACAAAAAAAAAAGAAGTACGATGAACAAACAAGAGTTATTCGAAACAATGTTGGATTTATGGAATGAGTTTGAAGGACACCATAATGGAACAACAAAAAAGTCACAACAACAAGCTAGAAAAGCAGTTGGTGAACTTAAGAAACTAGTTACAGATTATAGAAAAGCATCGGTAGCAGAAGGAAAATAAATGATGATCAATTTAGGATCAGATTGGATTTATCAACAGTATGTGAGGGAGTTTGGAAACAAGCTCCTTTCTACTGATTTTTACTATGAAAATGGATATCGGGTTATGACAGAATCATATCATACTAGGAGAGGTTATTGTTGTGGTAATGGATGTCGACATTGTCCTTATTACCCAAAAAATAAAAAAGATGAAAAAACTTTGAAAACCCAATAAAATATATTATATTATTAATAATGAAAGAAGTTATGACAATAAAGAAAAGTATTGAATTAGTAAAAGAAGGCTTTGCCAATGGTGTAGCAAAAGGTGGTCCTCTTACTGAAAATCAGAAGGCTACAATGATTAATGCTGCAGCAAATGCGTTTGGTTTGTTTTTAGATGCACTTAAGTGTGATTGGAGAAATGACCCAAATTCAGATAATACTCCACATCGTGTAGCTAAAGCATATGTAAATGATCTTTGGGCAGGTAGATACAATGGAGCTCCTGATATAACAGCATTTCCAAGTGATGGTTATGATGGTATGGTATTTGAAGGTGGTATTCCATTAACTAGTATGTGTTCACATCATCATCAGACTATAATAGGTAAAGTTCACGTAGCATATATACCAGGCACGGATAGCAAAGTAATCGGTTTGAGTAAATTGAATAGATTAGTAGAGCATTTTGCAAGACGTGGTGCTATACAAGAACAATTAACTGTTGCTATACACAATTCGATTAACACTATTATTAATGACAATAATGGAGTAGCAGTTATGATCGAAGCTACTCACAACTGTGTACAGTGTAGAGGTGTTAAACATGGTGGTGCTTCAATGAAGACAAGCAAACTGACAGGTGCATTTAAAGATGATGATGCGACTCGAGCAGAATTTTATGAATTTGCAAAAGGATATAATGGCTAAATTTACATCAACTAAATTATTTGACGGATACTCAACTTGTTTCCGACAATGGAAAGCAACAGATACTCATTGTAGTTATCTACATGGATATGCACTATCATTTCGAGTATGGTTTGAAGGTGAACTAGATCATCGCAACTGGGTATTTGACTTTGGTGGTATGAAACGATCTAAACATGAAATAAACGGATATGCTCCTAAAGAATATTTTGCGTGGTTATTAGATCACACGGTAATCATAGCAAATGACGACCCAGAGTTAGATTCATTCAGAATGATGGATGCACAAGGTATTATTCAGCTCAGAGTTATTGATGATACTGGATGCGAAAAGTTTGCAGAGTTTTTGTACAAGGTTATTAATGGATTCTTGCTTAAAGAAACAGACGGCCGTGTAAGAGCCAGTAAAGTAGAAGTTTATGAACACGAAAGAAATTCGGCAAGTTATGAGTAAAACTGTATATGTATCTTTATATGACTATTTAGGTCGATCTACTTCTAAATCTGACGAGGGTATTAAGGTTGCGGAACTAGCAGCAAGTAAGGGTATTAAACCAGGAACCAAGCTATTACCAGAAGAAATGCAAACCGATAAATATAAATCAGTTGCAACATGGCCAGTACACTTTTTAGACGGTATATATAAACGACCAGAACAGATATTAGTACGTCAAGATCAGTTTATTATGTTACGTGAAAAAGTCGATCGATTAGAAAATAAATTAAATGAATTAATAAATGTTACCAATAGTAATGTCGGCCCTGCCGATGACCTCCCATTCTAGTATGAAACGAATAGAAGATTATAGTAAAAGATTACCTGTATTAGAAGTATACAGATGTGTGCAAAGTGAAGGAAGCCGATTCGGTCGGCCCACAATAGCAGTAAGAACAACCGGATGTACTCATCGATGTTATTTTGGTGAAGGAGGTTGGTGTGACTCATGGTACACAAGTATCCATCCAGAAAAAGGCACATTCTGCTTTCAAGACATTGTAGACATATATGATGCTAATCCACAAGTTAAAGAAATGATGATTACAGGAGGTTCTCCCACAATGCATCCTGCTTTAATGAATGAATTAACGCAATTTGCATTTAAGCGAAGTATTATAACTACAATAGAAACAGAAGGTAGTCATTTTATAGAAACTCCAATGCCATTTGATTTAGTATCACTTTCACCTAAATTTAGCAATAGCATTCCAGTTGTAGGAACTAAAACTCCTGCAGGAAAGATAGTAGATGAAAGAATGGTTACGCAACACAATAAACTGCGACTCAATCATGACGCAATCAAGCAAACAATAAAATATCATCATGACTATCATTATAAGCCTGTCTGGGATGGTACCGAAGAAAATCTTAAAGAAATAGAAGATTTCCGGGTAATGCATAAAATTCCAAAGCATAAGACATATATAATGCCGGCAGGAGATACAAGAGAAACATTGATTGAAATGTATCCAAAAGTATTTGAAATGGTAGCTGAACATGGTTATAACATGACCGGTAGAGATCATATCATAGCATTTAATACAGAAAGAGGTGTGTAATGAGTCAATTACTATATTTTACAGCACCATGGTGTGGACCATGTAAATTATTAAAGCCTAAACTGAATCAGTTAACCGTTCCATTCCGAACAATTAATATTGATCAAGATATGGCAACGGCTAATCGTTACAATGTTAGAAATATTCCTTGTTTTATTCGAATCAATGAAAATGGCAACGAGGTTTCAAGACTAGTAGGAAATAGTGTAACTATTGCTAATATACAAAGGTTATGATGTACTGGTATAGCACAACAACATACGAAAATTTAAAAATAAAATACATATATAAATGGCAAAAGGTAAATTGGAAATACCAACCCATGATCCTCAAACCGGAGAATTGAATCCGTATTATGAAGAGTTAACGGGTAAGGAGAATCCATTAAAAATAAAAAAAGAACAAGTTATGAACTGGAAACCGATGGGCGATCAAGTATTGCTAAAAGTAGAAAAAACTGCAGAAAAAACTAAATCAGGAATTATCCTCGTTGATCGAGACATGGCATTCGTGCTAGGAAAAGTAGTAGCAACAGGAGACGGATTATTTACACAAACAGGAGCTCGTATCCCAATGTCAGTAAAAATTGGAGACACTGTATATGTGTATAAATCTAACTTAGGTGAAAATAAAGATATTGTTTTAGACGACGAACAATATTCATTAATTAGAGAATCAGAAATTGCGGTTATATGCACTTGTGGGAACTGTTAGGCTGGGGTAGTACACTATTAGTATTAATTGGATACATTTTAAATGCTAAGTCACTAACAAAACTTGCGATGTTTTCATGGATAATTGGAGACATTGGTTGGGTAGTATATGATATTCATATTAATAATATTAGTCACATGGTGTTAAGCTTTGTTATTATAACAATCAATATTTACGGCATATGGAACATATGCAATCTTAAAAAGGAATCAATTTGGCGTATCAAGCAATAGGTTATGATAAGCGTGCTGCTATAATGCACGTGTGGGATGATGAATTAGGGCATCAAAAGTTTCCATTTCAACCATATGGATATTTGCCTTCTGACACCGGTAAATATAAAACATTGGATGGTGTACAATTGGCAAAGGTTCCCGGAAATCATCGAGATAACCCAAATGCATATGAATCCGATTTAAATGAAGAAGTTCGTACCTTAATAGATTTATATTATGAAGATGACACCGTTTCTAAAGGACATAGAGACTTTTTCTTTGATATTGAAACTGCAAAAGATGCTGATGGATATAGCACAATCGAGGATGTAAGAACGGCTATAACATCCATAGCATATTATGATAAAAGTGGTAATGACCGCAGAGTACTCATATTAGATGAACGTAAACGCATCAAAGATAGTGTTATACAAGGTGACGGATATACTTTGGAAATATTTCGCAGTGAAAAAGACTTACTTACTAGATTCATAAACGCATTTGCAGAAATACAACCTACTGTTATAACTGGTTGGAATACTGACGGTTATGATATTCCATATTTATTAGGCAGATGTAAAAAAGTATTAGGCAATCAGTCTATCAAGAAATTTTCGCCTGCAGGAATTGTTACACAAAATCCTAAAAGTAAAAAATGGAAGATATTTGGTGTATCTAGTTTAGATTATATTAAATTATATAAAAACTTCACATACACAGAACTTCCTAATTACAGATTAGACACTGTTGGTAAAACTGAACTCAATAAGGGTAAAGTTGAATATGATGGCGATTTAGATGATTTGTTTGAACAAGACATTCACAAGTTTGCTTATTATAATATGACGGATGTCGACTTGGTATATGAATTAGATGAAAAACTGCAACTTATCAATTTAGCAAGAACTATATGTCATAAAGGTCATGTTCCATATGAAGATGTGTATTATGCATCTAAATATTTAGATGGTGCTGCAGTTGTAGACTTGAAGCGTAACGGATATGTTGCTCCTAACAAACAATTTCGATTTATAGAAGATGAACATCAAGATGAGTTAGCAGGAGCATATGTAATGCTTCCAGTTCCTGGATTATACAAATGGATATATGATTTAGATTTAACTTCGCTGTATCCAAGCATCATTATGAGTTTGAATATATCTCCAGAAACTAAGATTGGTGTTATACGCAATTGGAATCAAGAATACTTATTGCAGCCCGATCCGGTTTCTGTTACAATTAATAATCAAGATATACCAGACGTTAAACAATGGTTGCAAGACAACAAATATACAGTTGCTAGTAATGGAGCGGTATATGATACATCTAGAGTTGGGTTTCTCCCGGCTATTCTTAAAAAATGGTTTATTGAGCGAGTTGAGTATAAAAACAAGCGAGATGAATATGAGGTTGGGTCTGAAGAGTATAAATTTTATGATGCATTGCAATTAACACAAAAAGTATTGTTGAATTCATTTTATGGAGTATTAGGACTCAAGACTTTCCGATTCCACGATCTTGACAATGCAGGCGCTATTACGGCAACCGGTCAAAGTGTAATTAAATTTTCTGCAAAAGTAATCAATGCATATTATACTAAAGAGACAGGCAAAGATCATTTCTTTAACTCTACTAATGCCGGCAGACCATCTCCATTCTCATTCTATACAGACACAGATTCTACATTTGTTAGCTCGTTGCCTATTATAGAAAAACGATATCCGGACTACGATGAAACGGATGAGCAGTTCATGATTGAAAAAACCAATGAGGTTGCTTCAGAAATACAAAAACATGTAAATGCAATGTATGATCAATACGCTGAAGTGTTTCACAATACCAAAGAACACCGGTTTCAAATAAAGCAAGAATATGTTGCTAAATCAGGATTATGGATTGACGCTAAAAAGCGATACGCCCAATGGGTTTTATTCAAAGAGGGTAAACCTACGGATAAATTGGATATAAAGGGTATGGATGTGGTCCGTAGTAGTTTTCCAACCGACTTCAAGAAAATAATGAAAGAAACATTGTGGTACATTGTCAAAGAAAAAAGCAAAACTGCAACCTCCGACTTAATATTTAACTTTAAAGAATCTATACAAAATTCCGAAATACTAAATGTTATGAAAAATACAGGAGTCAAAGAAGTTTCTAAGTACATTAAAGGACGCAAGCCATTTACTGGATATCTAAAGGGCACTCCAGCTCATGTAAAGTCAGCTATAAACTTCAATGATATGTTAAGCAGATTACAGTCGGATGAAGTAGACATAAAAAATGGTGATAAAATTAAATGGGCATATCTTCGAAACAATCCATTGGGTTTTCAAACCATGGCACTTCGTGGTTACAATGATCCACCCGAAATAGTAGAATTTGTTGAAAAATACATTGACAGACAAAAAATGTTTGAAAGTGATCTTCAAGGTAAACTAGATGATTTCTTTGCGGCAATGAATTGGGGTAAATTACCAGAAAATAATACAGTAAATAAATTCTTTTCTTTTGGAAAATAAGAATAAATTTACTATAATAAATAAAAAAGTTATATGTACGGAAAAGATCAATGGCGCGGGAGAGAAGTAGAAGGACGTTACTCAGACATGATGACATACTTTGTTCGCAACTTAGGAGATGGTATTAATGTAGAAAATTTATGTGATTATCCTCATTATTATTTTACTATTGAATATATGACAAGTGCTAAAAATTCTGATAAATGGCAGAATAAACAAAATTTATATGATCCTATTAGGGTAATATTAGACACTACTAATAGTGTAGTTACAATTGAAGCAAATAACAATGTATTAACCAATCTTCCTCCTGACATATTTAATCGATGTCATGTTATATATCGTATTCAAGACGAAGCATTGCAAAAACTCAAAGACACCGATACATTCAGTGTAGATGCTGGTTGGTATCGGGTTCATCAGGTTACTAAATGCAACATGATGGAAATTAATCCAGATAACTATAAATTTGACGAGCAAGTATGAAATATAGTGTAGTAGTATCATTTACAGCAGAAGGCTTTCATTGTTGGCCAGAAGCTAAAGAAGTGTTTCCAGAAGTAGCATTTTTATCAGATAGACATAGACATCAATTTGGATTTCGTTGTTATGCAAAAGTAAGTCATACAGATAGAGATGAAGAGTTTATCTTGATGCAAAGACGCATTAAAAAGCAGTTAAGAACTAATTTTGGTGGTAATATATTAGAATTTGGTAGAATGAGTTGTGAAGACATTGGAGAATGGTTATTAAATAATAATCCGGGATATCTGTACAAAGTAGAAGTATGGGAAGATTGGGAAAATGGAGCAATAATAGAAAGATGAGAAAATTATTTTATTTTGGACTAGAGCCACTAAAAGCTAGATATACATATCAGCTATCAAAAGAATGGATGCCGGCTACTTTCAAGCCATATGCAGATCAATTAGAATTTATAGACGTTGAAGGAGACTTTGATCCTGATCAGCAAATAAAGATCGGAGCTGTATTAGATGCTGTAGGCAGAGGCAAATTTGCAATGAGTCAATGTGCTAACTTCTTGGATATGTTACAACGAGATGAAGTTAAAGACGGAGACATAATATTCTTACAAGATTATTGGCATCCGGGTATTGAGTCTATATTATATGCAATAGATTTATATGATATTGATTTAAAATTTTATTCAATGCTTCACGCACAAAGTGTAGATGAATATGACTTTACATATCCAATGAAAAACTGGATGCGAGGTTTCGAGTTAGGATTAGACAAACGAATGACGGGTATATTTGTTGGATCTACTATTCATAAAGAACAACTCAGACAAGCAGGATTCGAAGCCCCAATACACGTTGTGTCGCTTCCATTACATGCAGAAATGGCATTAGACAAAAATCCAAAATATAATCCATTAGATCAGCGACAGAATACTGTTGTATATTCTAGTAGATTAGACAAAGAAAAGAATCCATTTTTTATGTTGGAAGTAGCAAAATCATTCCTAGCAGATAATCCTGATTGGACATGGCACGTTACCACATCTGGTAAAGAATTTAAATCTTCTTTGCCTGGCGTATTAGGGGCGATGCATGAATTAGAAAAACGTGAACCTAGATTTGTTTGTATGCATAACTTAACTAAACAAGAATATTATGAACAGTTATCCACAGCTCGAATACAGTTTAATTCAGCTCTTCAAGACTATGTTTCTTGGACAGTACTAGAAGCTACTCTGTTTGGTTGTGATGTTGTGTATCCAAATTTTAGATCATTCCCAGAATTTATACCACAAGACAAACTATATCAACCATTTGATGTCAATGACTGCTTAAAGACATTTGATCATGTTATTGAACGAGGCAATAACTTTCAAACTATGAGATTTCCAATTGTATCAGACTTAGGTCGACAGATGGAAGGTTATATTATAGCAAATGACTATGACAAAGAAATCAATGTGTGGCATGAAGAAGCATATTGCAAACATTTATTAGAACAGGAGAAAAATGGATAGAAAAGAGTTTTTATATATACCGTCATTATCTGCGGGTAGCATGGTATCTGCATTTAAAAAAGATACTAAATTTGAAGATGGCACTACAATGCGATTCTTTGCAAAAGAATACCCCGAAAAGTGGAGACACCCATACTTTCTGGTAACTGCAGGTCACCATTACAAGAAAATGGATTTTCGAGATCAATTAGGATTAGATGATGGTACATTCGTATTTGGCGATTCAGGAGGATTCCAGATTGCAACCGGCGCCCTTAAATGGGATAGCACAATACGAGAAAAAATATTTCATTGGTTAGAAGCTAATAGCGACGTAGCCGCAAACTTGGATATACCACCCCGAGTTACATTTGAAAATCGTTTCCAAGACTCTATGGATATATCATTTGACAATTTTAAATGGTTTGAAAAGAATCAAAGTGGTAAAACAAAATTCTTAAATGTTATTCAAGGTACATTTAGTGAAGAATACAAAGAATGGTATCACAAGTTCAAAGACTTTGACTTTAAAGGTTGGTGTATAGGAGGTCCTAAAAAATTAGTAGACTTTATGTATGTTATCGCACTAATGCTTCAAGAACGAGAGTTTGAAAAGAAACATGTAGAATATATTCACTTGTTAGGAATAAGCAAAATATCAGATTTCTTTATATTGGCAACTTTGCAAGAGTTATTAAATAAAATGACAGGCAATCGAATACAACTAATGTCTGACTCATCTTCACCAGGACAATATCCGGTATTTGGAACATATCTTCATTCTGGTAACTATAAGACACAGACATTCACTGAATTGTATTTTCCAAAGAATGCTGAGTATCGCAGAAAGACTCATATTAAACAAGGTAAAGATGGTGTTATAACTATTGACAAAAGCAAAAAAGTTCCTTGTAGTATAGGATGTCCAGCATGTAATGATTTTAACTATGAATATCTAGGTGGTCAGACAGCAACTGGATTAGACAGATATTCACAAGAAGGTATGCCCCGAATGGTAGTGCATAATACGCATTTATATTGTGAAATTGTTAAAGACATAAACAAGTTAAGTCATAATCATGTAGAGTTATTAGAAACGGCTATTCCAAAAGAATTATTCAATGTTATACTATCATTACATGAAATGTTTGCAGATCCAGACAATGCAATGAACGTATACGCAACATATAAAAAGACATATAAGAAATTTGGTGGCGATAGTATATCTACCACTGATGCTAAACAATTCGAGAAATTTTTTAAATTTTAAAATAGGTTATACAATGGAAAAAAGTAAATTACAATCATTTATCAATCGTTATTATCTTGCAGGTAATTGCGAAGCGGTAATATTAAAAGAAAATGAAACAGGGGTAGGTTGCGAACTTATCGACATGGATCAAACTGTGGTTGGGAAACTGCAATGGAAAACGACTCCTTTTATGAAAGGAGAATTGGGTATCAATCATACAGGAGCATTGATGAAAATGTTGTCTGCAGTTGGCGAAACCATCGACATAGATGTACAAGATGCTGCCGGTAAAAACTATGCTATGAAAATTAGTGAAGGAAGCACTAAAGCAACTTTCATGTTAGCAGACACAACCGTTATCCCTGCAGTTCCCGCTATCAACGCAGAACCTCCATACGAAGTAACTCTGCCAATCGACGATGAGTTTGTAACTAAATTTATCAAAGCAAAAAATGCGTTACCAGATGCAAAGAATTTTGCAGTGCAAGTAGTTAATGGAGAAATTAAATTTATTATTAACTATTCAACCGTCAATTCAGATAATATTACATTTTCTGTCGGTACATCTTCGGAAGGCAATTTAGAGCCAATATGTTTTAGTGCTGATAAACTTAAAGAAGTTTTAGTTGCAAATAAAGGCGACAAAGGTACCATGCACGTGTCAAGCCAAGGATTATCGAGAATAGATTTTGCAGGCGCAGATTTTGAATCCAATTATTGGTTAGTACAATTACAAAATTAATATGCAGGTTAAAGTAAAAACAACTTCCAATTTAAAACTGCCTCAATATGAGTCTCCGCAAGCAGCAGGTTGTGATGTAATGTGTAACGCAGTTTACGACACAGAAATACCACCCGGAGGTACCGCATTAATTCCAACGGGAATATTTGCAGAAGTCCCTGCAGGGTATGAAATACAAGTAAGACCTCGTAGTGGATTGGCATTGAAAAAAAGTGTAACCGTATTAAATAGTCCGGGAACCATTGATGCTGATTATAGAGGGGAGATAGGAGTGATTCTGATTAATCATGGAAAAGAATATTTTGTAGTTAAACATGGAGATCGTATAGCTCAATTGATATTAAATAAAGTAGAACAAATTAACTGGGTTCCTAAATCTTCTTTAACATCGACAAAACGAGGTGATAATGGATTTGGATCAACAGGTAATAAATAAATAAATTATGTTTGGAGTAACAGAAAATACATTATGGGTAGAATCCTTCCGCCCAGATACAATGGATGGATATATTGGTAATGAGCATATTATTGACAAAGTCAAGATATTCATTAAGAATGGTGATGTTCCACATTTATTGTTCTTTGGACCTGCCGGAACTGGTAAGACTACATTGGCTAAAATTATTGCAGGAAGTGTGGATGCAGATATGATGTATATTAACGCATCAGATGAAAACTCGGTAGATGCAGTTAGAGACAAGATTAAACGGTATGCCTCAACAGTAGGATTTAAGCGTTGGAAGATTGTTATATTAGATGAAGCAGATTACTTGACACCTAATGCTCAAGCCGCCCTTCGCAACCTAATGGAAACATATAGCAAAACTACTCGATTCATATTAACATGTAATTATGTAGAAAAGATTATTGACCCAATACAAAGCAGATGTCAGACATTTGCAATAACGCCTCCTAACAAAACGGATGTAGCAAAGCGATTAGTTACAGTTTTAGAAGAAAAGAATGTAACATATGACGTTCAAGATATTGCGGCAATCATCAATGCATCATATCCAGATATACGACGAGCAATTAATGCCGCACAAGCATCTGTTGTCGATGGCGTATTGCAACTAGACAAAGCAAGTGCAATTCAAGCAAACTACATGACCGAAGTGTTGGAAATGCTTAAAACTGCAAAAGATAAAAAGGCAACATTTAACAAGATCAGAAAATGTATTGCTGACAGCAAAGTAAAAGACTTTACACCATTATATACATTTTTATATGACAATCTTGAAGAATTTGCAACGGGGCATATTGCTGCAATTATTTTGATTATAGCAGAAGCCCAATTTAAAGATGTAACCGTTGTAGACAAGGAAATAAACATAATGGCTATGTTTGTTAATATTATGAATGAATTATAATTATGTCTGAAAAAATATTTAAAGCACCATGTGCCATTGTGTTTAAAACTAGCAATCGAAGCAATGCTCGTACTAAAATAAAAACATATAAAAAGAAAGGTATAGATGAAATTTTATCTGCTAAAAAACTAGTAGGTGTACCTGATAATGCAATTATACTAGAAATTGGGTTTGGGACATATTTTGAACAACAATACAGAAAAAAATACAAATTATAATGGCAACAATATTTGATTTTATCGGAGGCATAACAAGTAACAAGAAAGCTTGGGATAAGTGGACAGATGTAGAACAGAAAAAGTTCTCTCCATTTATTGTGAATCGTTGGCTGTCAATGAGAATGGAATTAACAGATCTTGTCAATGAACTTCAATGTTATACTATAGGCCAATTGAAACCTAGAGACACATATAAATTGTATCACGATCTGCTTCCTAATAACAAAGCATTTGCAAAATATGTTAAAGGTAAAAAATCTGACAAGTATGATACAAAATTAATTGCACAACTAGCAGATCATTATCAAGTAAGTAAAAGTGAGGCTACTGAATATATAGATTTATTAGATAAAGACTCTTGTGATCGTATACTAACATTGTATGGGTATACTGCAGCAGAAAAGAAAAAAATGATGAAAGGAGTAAAATAAATGTTTGTAAATAAAAGCGGCGAAACTATACACACACAGAAACATTATACAGGCAAAGACAGTCTATATAAATTTGCTACAGATTGGGAACTTAATGCTTATGAATTTGACATACTTAAAAGAATTGTAAGATGCCGAAGAAAAGGTAACTTTGAACAAGACTTGGAAAAAACAAAAGATGTGATTGATATATATCTTAAAGAATTTGGCAAATAGCAAAATTTTTCTTATATTATAAATAAAACGTGTAATGAGTAAAGAAAGCGTAAACTATATCAATCCAGTATATAAATTAGCAGTACGAGATGCAAAGTCGGTGCCACGCAGAATATCATATTCGCAATGGAGTATGTATGAACGATGTCCATTGAATTGGAAGCTAGCATACATAGACGGATTGGCTCCATTCACATCTTCTATAGAAACCGTATTTGGTACTGCGTTTCATGAGACAATGCAGCACTTCTTAACAGTATTATATACAGACTCAGTTAAACGAGCAGATGCTATTGATTTATCGGCTTTATTAATGGATAACATTAAGAAAGAATATAGTAAATGCGTTTCTGAAAAAGATGGAGAACATTTTTCTAATCCGTTGCAATTACAAGAATATCATCAGGATGGTGTTGCTATATTAGATTGGTTCAAAAAACGACGAGGTCAATATTTTTCAAGTCGTGACTATGAATTGTTAGGTATTGAAATGGAGTTATGCACGAAAGCATCAACTAAGAATGATTCAGTATATTGGTATGGCTTTATGGATTTAGTTATACGACATAAGCCTACTAATACTATTGATATAATTGATATAAAGACAAGTAGAATGGGTTGGAATAAATATCAAAAAGCCGACCCATTAAAATCAGCTCAACTAGTTACATATAAAACTTATTTTTCAGAACAATATGGAATTCCAAAAGAAAATATCAATGTAGAGTTTTTCATAGTTAAACGAAAGCTAATAGAAAACTCAATGTTTCCACAAAAACGAGTTCAACAACATAGACCATCATCTGGTACAGTTACACAGAAGAAAGTGCAGAAGCGTATTGACGCATTTATCGAAGAATGTTTTGATGCCGAAGGAAACAAGAATGCAGACAGAAAATATTTAGCATTAGCAGGAAAAGGCGCTAAACATTGTAAATGGTGCGTATTCAAGACAGACTATGAAAATTGCCCTAAAGAAAATAGGATACGAGAATGAAAGTTGCATTGATAGGAAATAAAGATTGGCAGAACCGACGCAAAGTTCAAGAAGCATTGCGACAACTAAAAACTAAATATGAAAATGTAACAGTTATTGGTGCTGGCGGTTCCGAAGGGGCAAATTATATGGTTAGAAAATATGCATTGGAATTTGGAATGTCATATATGGAATATAATCCGTCTTATTCAGGCTATAACTTATATTCAGCAATGCCTAAAACATATTATGGTAAATCATATCATTTCAGTCAATTGCATCACAGAATGAAACTTATTGCTGAAAATTGTGATTACATGGTTATTATGACCAATGAAGATAAAATGGATCCATTTTTAAAAACAGCATATACTAATATTAACAAACAAAAAAAGCCGGTAGTTTTACTAGGTTGATATTTATATAAAAGTTATAAGGAGTTTAAATGAAGTTACCAAAGCTACAACCAGTAGAAGCTAACAAAACAAAAAAGAAAAAAATATTATTGCTATCTGACGATTTCCGTTTACCAAGTGGCATTGGAACTATTAGTCGTGAGATAATCATGAAAACAGTGCACTATTATGATTGGGTACAATTAGGTGCAGCACTTAAACACCCAGAGCACGGTCAGGGTCAAGATGTATCACAACAAGTAGCTCAAGAGACGGGTGTTACGGATGCCGATGTAAAAGTTATTCCATGGACAGGATATGGCGATCGTAATGTACTATTCTCAATATTAAATCAAGAAAAGCCAGATGTTATTATGCATTTTACCGATCCAAGATATTGGACATGGTTATATGCTTTAGAGCACGAAATTAAAACTACATATGGTACTCCTATTTCATATCTTTCAATTTGGGACGATCTCCCATATCCAATGTGGAACGCCCCATTTTACGGCAGTTGCGATATGATTATGGGAATCAGTAAGCAGTCAGACAATATACATAGAGAAGTGCTTAAACAGAATGGATTTGAGGTATATGACTACGATTCAGAAGAAAAGGATCAAAAAGGCATAATCACCGGGTATGTACCACATGGATTAGACGAAAACGTATATACACCATTACCAAAAGACGATGCCAGTTTTCTGGCTATGCACAATCAAATAAAAGAAGCTAACGGTGCAGAGTTTGTAGTATTTTGGAATAACCGAAACATTAGAAGAAAACAACCAGGCGATGTGATACTTGCATTTAAAATGTTTAACGACAAGTTAACTGCAGAGCAAAGAAGCAAAACAATGCTTCTTATGCACACAACACCAGTAGACGGTAACGGTACAGATTTAAAAGCCGTTGCAAAGAACATCGCACCAGACTGTAAAGTAGTATTTTCAGAAGCTAAACTTTCCATACAAGATCTCAATGCAATGTATAACGTTGCAGATGTAGTTGTGAACATAGCCAGCAACGAAGGTTGGGGACTAAGTAGCACAGAAGCAATGCTGGCAGGAACACCAATCATAAACAATGTAACGGGCGGTCTTCAGGACCAATGTGGATTTCTTAATGAAAACAATAAATGGATTAGATTCGATGGAGAATTTCCAACCAACCATATGGGTAAATTTAAAACTCATGGGGCTTGGGCTCAACCAGTATTTCCAAGCAATAGATCATTGCAAGGAAGTGTGCCAACACCATATATATTTGACGATCGATGTCGACCAGAAGATGTAGCAGATGCTATGCATTATTGGTGGGACATGGATTTGTTTTCAAGACAAACACTTGGTGAAGGAGGCAGACAGTTTTGTTTAGATAACGGATTGACTGCAAAACAAATGGCAGACAAAATTATTGAAATGACTGACTTGCTAATTAGTCGACCAATGACACGACCAAGATACACATTTAATAAAGTTGAAGAAAAACAATACGAAAACATAGGAATAGCATAATGAGAAAAGTAGTTATATCATCACCAGTAGCAACGCAATCTGGTTACGGACATCACGCCCGAGAAGTTATCAAACAATTTATGGACAAGAAAAAAGATGAATGGGATATCAATCTGCTTTCGATGCCTTGGGGCAATACTCCATTTACTTATCCTATACCTACTGAGTGGAGACAAAAGTTTATAGGACTACCACTACAAACTAAACCAGACATATGGGTACAAATAACTGTGCCTAATGAGTTCCAAGCCGTTGGCGAATACAACATAGGAGTCACTGCAGGAACAGAAGGTAGTGTGTGCAACCCAGACTGGATTGACAGAATCAATCAAATGCAAATAACTGTTGTTCCAAGTGAATTTACCAAAAAGACATTTGAAGATACCGCAGCAAAGCATGGTAAAACTATAACTACCAATCTACAAGTAATATCTGAATATTTTGATGATAAAATATATGACAGTAACAACGTAACCACTACAGTACCGGCATTGTCTACTATCCAAGAAAAAGAAGCATTCTTAATGTGTGGACATTGGTTGTCGGGTCAATTGGGGGAAGATCGAAAAAATATAAGCGGCGCGTTGCATTGTTTCTTTAAAACATTCAAAGACAAAAAAACTAAGCCGGCTCTAGTAATAAAAACAAGTGGGGCTACATATAGTGTAACAGATCGTTGGGAGATTGAAAATAAAATCAATCAGATACGAGATACATTTGGTGCAGAGAAACATAAACTACCATCAGTGTATTTACTTCATGGAGATTTAACAAATGCAGAAATGAATGCATTATATAATGACAAAAAAATTAAAGCAATGATTAGCTTTACAAAAGCAGAAGGATTCGGAAGACCGTTATTAGAATTTGCTACAACAGGTAAACCTATCATTGCTCCACATTATTCTGGCCAGGCAGATTTCTTGAAAAAGGAATTCATATGTGCATTACCAGGAACGTTAACTAATATACATGAATCTGCAGCAAACGACTTTTTATTAAAAGAAGCCCAATGGTTTACAGTCGATTATGGGTATGCAGGGAAAATGTTAATTGATGTTCTTAAAAATTATAAACGATGGAAACAATTGGCAACCCGTCAAAGATATTTTGTTAACAGCAATTTTACAGAGACTGCTGTATCTAAACAATATGATTTGTTACTGGATATTATTGACAAAGGCACTGATAGTATACCCAAGCAAGTAGAATTAAAACTTCCAAAACTTCAAAAAGTCTAGGATAATTAACATAAATTTACTATATTATAAATAAATGAAAATAAGTTACGCCATAACAGTTTGCAACGAGTTTATAGAAATACAACGTTTAGTTAATTTTCTTATTAATAATAAACGATCGCAAGATGAAATTGTAATTCAATTTGACAGCAAAGGCGACTGTGAAATAGAAGCATATTTAAGGTCACATTCCATTAATGGAGAGGTCAATTGGTATTCATATGATTTTGAGTCCGACTTTTCAAAAATGAAAAATCGATTAACTAATATGTGTAACGGCGATTATATTTTTCAAATAGATGCTGATGAGATGCCTACTACATATATGATGGACGTGTTACCTGAAGTATTAAAACATAATGATGTTGATGTGTTAAAAGTTCCCAGAATAAATACTGTTGATGGATTAACTGAACAACATATAGCAAAATGGAATTGGGGCGTTAATGATCGAGGGTGGGTTAACTTTCCAGACTTTCAATGGCGCGTTTATAAGAATAATAAAAAGATAAAATGGGTGAATCGAGTTCATGAAGTATTAGAAGGATATCATACCATGAGTTATTTACCTACTGAAGAGCAATGGTGTTTGCGTCATGACAAAACAATTGAAAAACAAGAGATACAAAATAATCTGTATAACAAGATAGATCAAAAGGATAGATATATTATATACGCTCCACCTTATGACGAAAAATCTGGAGGTATTACTGTGCTACATAAGCTATGTCACGAATTGAAACAACTTGGTGAAGAAGTATATTTATATCCAATGTTTGGTGAATACCAACAAATCACCAATCCAGACTGGAACACATCCTTTACAACACTACTACACGAAAATGATATTGTAATTTATCCTGAGATAGTGGTGGGCAATCCGCTTAATGCTAGACGTGTTGTTCGATATCTTTTAAATACACCTAGACCCGATGAGAAACAGTTTGGAAAGGATGATTTTTGGCTATATCACAACAAACACTTTTACAATTATGCTTTTGATTTTTCATCAAAGAAAACCAAGCTTGTCAGGGAAGGAGAACCAGAAAATTACTTACATTTTATTGAACCTCGTTTAGATAAGTTTGGAGATGATGGTAGTGAGAGAGTTGGTAGCTGTTACACAATGAGGAAAGGCGCAGAGAAAGGAATTTCAATCGTGCATGATCTTACAAATTCTCGCGAGATAGTTCACAACACTTCTTTCTCTGATTTGCGTAAGATTTTTAACACAACAAAAAGATTCTACTGCTACGACACAAATACCTACATAGCAACTATTGCAGCATTATGTGGATGTTTATCAATCGTTATGCCAGAAGATGGCATAGATAAGGATCTATGGCGATCAAAAAATCCAGCAATGAAGTATGGTATAGCTTATGGTGAAGATGATATAGATTATGCATTGAGTACAATAGATAAGGTACGTCCTTATTTACAAGAATTGGAACAAGAGTCTAAACAGCAATTAATAACTTTTATCAATAAATCAAAAAATATATAAAATGGCTAATGGAGTGTATAAAATAACAGAAGATTTTGAGAAAGCATTGTCTGATTATACTGGAGCACCTTATGTTGTTACAGTCGACAATATGTCTAATGCATTATTCTTAGCTCTTACTTATGAAAAAATTGTAGGACTTGAAGTTACCATACCGTCTCGTACATACCCTTCTGTTCCGTGTGAGATTATTCATGCTGGTGGGCAAGTGAAGTTTGCAAAAACAAAAGGAAAAACTATTAAGGGTGCTTATCAACTAACCCCAACTAACGTATGGGACAGTGCATTACGTTTTACACACGATATGTATATACCAGGCTCCCATATGTGTATTTCTTTTACTGGACCTTATAAGCATTTTAAGCTATCTAAAGGCGGTGCAATACTTACAGACAATGAAGATGCTTATTTTTGGTTTAAGCGTGCACGATACTCCGGAAGGCGTGAATGCTCGTATCATGAAGATCATTTTGATATGATCGGTTGGAATTTCTATATGATGCCAGAGTTAGCCGCAAGAGGGTTATTGATGATAAATCAATTTTATAAAGATGGAAAACCACTATCCAACAACGATCTTGAATTACCATATCCAGATCTTAGTAAGTATGAAATTTACAAAAAAGCTAATCGAGATATATGAAAAGTGTAGGAATAATGCAGCCATATTTTTTTCCATATATAGGATACTTTCAATTAATTGATGCTGTAGACGTTTATGTTAATCTAGATCATGTAAACTTTATGAAAAGAAGTTATATGACAAGAAATAAATTAAAAAATAATACACCATTTAATATCCCAGTTATCAATGGCAGTCAAAATAAAAGCTGTATTGATGTGAAGATTAGTTTCGATCAGAAGTATCTTGACAAATTGGTGAAGACAATACACTATAACTATCACAAAGAGAAAAATTATGAGGAGATTGCTAATACCATTTTTGAATCATCTATAGGAGAGCTTATAAATTACGAATATGACGATGTACCATTTTTACACACAACAACATCTATTTCTGAGTTTAACATTCATTTCATACAAAAGGTATGTGATTACTTAGATATTAACACAAAGATTATACATACATCTATAGGTTTAACGGACAAGAAGAAGGGTGAGGGATTGAAAGAAATAACTAAGAGATTAGGAGGCGAAGTGTATGTAAATGCTATTGGTGGAACTAAACTCTACAATAAAGAGGATTTTCTCACAGATGGCATTAATTTACAATTTGTACAAATGGGTGACGTTTGTTTTTCAGATAAATACTCTTCAATTCTTCACTTACTATTCACCCACGATAAAGATTATATCAAAGATCAATTAAAAAAATATACACTAATATGAAATATCAAAACATAGCTAAACACTACAACGACTGCTTTCATAAACATGGAGATAGCCACCTAGGCGTGGATTGGCCAAACTTTAAAGATACCCTCACTCGCCACAAGGTAATGAGTGAAATCTTCTTAAACAACGACAAGGCTACTATCTTAGATTTTGGATGTGGCGTGGGTCATTACTATGAGTACTTGAAGGGACTTTATGTTAAGACAAAATATTACGGCTTAGACATTAACTCAGATATGATTGAGCATTGCAAAAACAAATATCCATATATGCAAGACCGATTTATTTGCACAGATATACACTCAACACTCTCTACCAATAAACTTCCACAAGTTGATTATGTTATAGCAAACGGTACTTTTACAGAAAAGCAAGATTTATCACACCAGGAAATGTCAGAATTTTTCTATGAAACTTTAAAGGTGTTGTGGAAATCTTGTGATCGTGGTATGGCTTTTAATGTTATGTCGAAGTGTGTTGATTGGGAGCGAGATGATTTGTTTCATTTGTCGATGGATGACTTAGGATTATTTTTAAAAAACAACTTATCGAGTGAATTTTCATTTCGATTTGATTATAAATTATACGAATATACTACTTATGTTTACAAACGCTAATATGTTTTTGGCTGAGTGCAATCACAAAGCCAAATCAAATGTAATTATCTTTGGAGAAAAAGATCTAGCAGAGCTAGCATATTATTATCTCACAGAAGACTCTAAAATGTTCAATATAGAAGCTTTTACAGTTTCACGTGAATACTACAAAAACTCAAATATTGCAATGCCAGATGGTAAAGTATATCCCGTTGTTGTTTTTGAAGATTTACCACAAACTCATAGCCCAGATAAATTTAGCTTGTTTGCACCAATGACTGGTGTCAAAATGAACACAGCTCGTAAATCTATATACGAAACCGGCAAGTCCCTAGGATACAGCTTTGTTTCCTACATATCAAGCAAAGCAACTACCTTTGATAATACCATAGGCGAAAACTGCTTTATTCTTGAAGACAACACCATACAACCATATACTACAATTGGAAACAATGTAGTGATGTGGAGTGGTAATCATATTGGACATCATGGTTGTGTTAGAGATCATGTGTTTTTTACATCTCATGTTGTTATGTCTGGACATTGTGATGTTCAAGATCGAGCTTGGTTAGGTGTGAATGCTACTCTTCGCGATGGTATTGTAGTTGGACAAGGTTCCTTGATTGCCATGGGTAGTGTTGTCACGAAGAGCACAGACGAAAATGGATTCTATATGGGCTTCCCTGCTAAGAAGCAAGAAAAATCAGCAATAGATGTTTATTAATGAAGTGGATAAAGAAACATAATATATTTAATAAACATCACGCACAGTTACCAGTTGTTGATGTATTAGATTCGGTATATCGTATATACTATTCAACACGTATCGAAGGAAGATCAACTCCACTTTGGATAGATGTCGATCAGCAGTCGTTTCAAGTTCTAAACAAATGCACAAAGCCAATTTTACCACTAGGTGCACTTGGAACATTCGATCATTACGGCGTTATGCCAACTGATATTGTTCATATTGACAACAACACCAAGTACTTGTATTACATTGGGTGGTCATTGAGACAAGATGTACCATACTACAATACCTTGGGATTAGCTATTAGTTATGATGCTGGATCAACATGGTACAAACATTCTAACGGACCGGTGTTTAACTCTTGTACTAAAGAACCTGGCTTTATTGGAACAGCAAAGGTTTTTAATAATGGTGGCGATTGGTCAATGTATTATTTGTCTTGTAGAGATTGGATTAAAAGTGAAAAAAGTTTGGAGCCAATATACGATATTAAGCTAGCGAAGTCGATTGATGGAGTTAACTGGATGCCTTTAGATAAGACAATTATACCTTTGCTAGAAGGCGAAGGAGGGATATCCTCCTTTCAGATGATCAAAGATAAAGCATGGTTCTCGGTACGAGGAGCAGCTTCATATAGAAATAATGTAGAGCAATCATATAAGATAAAAACGTCTACACTCACAAACGGTGAATGGGTTAGAGATGATCACATAGAATTAGATGTATCTACGGATGGTTGGGATAGTGAAATGGTAGCCTATCCTTACATAATACAAAATAATAACGAATTAATTATGTTTTATAATGGAAATAAATTTGGAAAAACAGGAATTGGATATGCAATTGCTAGATCTTAGTATTGATGGAGTAACAGTCATCAAGAACTTTTTCTCAGCTAAACAGATAAATAAACTTCGCATGGATGCTGAAGAAGTGTTTAAGAAACAACACGTACGTTTTGGGTACCACAAATCCTTCGAAGAGAATATGATTAGACTCTTTAATGAGCAGTTTGAAGTGTTCACAAATTGCGGCAAAACAATACAGCAAGGGTTATGGGATCTTTATAGTATTGCTGTAGATCCGAAACTCAAAGAAAAGCTTTTGCAGCTAGGACTTAAAACGCCATCAATGTGTACTCGTCCTGTATTGTACTTCAATCATCCAAAGTTAGCTAAGGACAAAGTGTACTACAAAACACCACCACATCAAGACTGGTCTTCAATGCAATCGAGTTTAAACTCGGTAGTAGTGTGGATTCCATTAGTTGAAGTTGATGAGAAGAATGGAGCTGTTATATTCTATCCTGGTACTCACCAATTGGGACCACTGCCATATACAGAGAGAGGTGGATTTGCAGGTGTGGATATTCCAACGACTGCTAAAAAATCAATACAACCTAAATTAAGTATTGGCGATATAGCTATCTTCTCAACACTATTAGTTCACGAGTCAGGTGATATACATGATGATAGTATTCGATGGTCATGCCACTTGCGATATTCAGATCTCCAAAGCCAAGAGTTAATTGATAGAGGATATCCTAATCCATATATTTACAAACCAACTATAAAGAAATGATACATATATTTTATAGACACTACCAAAACGATAACCTAGAACACACTACAACCCGAAGCCGACCAGATTGGTTTTCATATAAAACATGTTTTGATAATATGCTTCATACTATTAAAAATACAGATGCTAGACTGACTGTAATGATGGATGGCGAAGTGTCGCAGTGGATTGATGTAAACTCAAATACAGATTATAGTGTGCATCAGTTTGATGGTGGAAGTGATTCTGCATCAGCAG